TTAGCAAGTAAATCATAATTGTATGCCGATTGATCCATACATCCTTCAACAATCGTGATACAACTTTCATTATCTGTGTTTGCCAATGAATCATAATTAAGCGCAGTGGAATCCATACAACCATACACGTAAGGAATACAGCTAAAATCTTCTGTGTTCGCGTTAGGATCATAGTTAAGCATACTAGGGTCAGTACAACCGTAAATATAAGGGATACAATTTCCATTGTCAGTATTCGCTAGTGGGTCATAATTAAACATTGTACTATCTGTACAACCATAAGCAAAAGGAATACATGACCCGTTATCTGTATTCGCGTTAGGATTATAATTCCACATCATTGCATCCATACATCCAAATATATAAGGAACACAACTAGAATCATCTACATTTGCACTAGGCATATAATTCCACATTGTACTATCAGTACAACCATACAAAACACCTATACAACTTCCATCATCTGTATTAGCTAAACTATCATAATTAAATGCTATAGGAGAAGTACAGCCATATATAACCGGAATACAAGTGTCTGGCGTGTTAGCTTGTGGGTTGTAATTAAAAGCTAAAGGCTGCATACAACCTATTATTACTGGTAAACAACCACCGTTATCTAAATTAGCTAATGGATCATAATTAAAGGCCGTGCTATCTATACATCCCCAAACAGCTAAAGTATTACAGCTACCATCATTATAATCAGCTGTAAAGCCTTGTGTGTAATATTCTAAATACCCAGAATTAGTACAACCTGGAGCGTAATAACAACTACCGTCGTCTGTGTTAACTGTGTCTATATAGTTTACTGCTAAACTATCCATACAGCCAAATGTTTTTTCTACGCACAAGTTACCACAATATGTTGGTGTTTTATATTTATACATAGGTTGTATAAATGGTGGTAATACTTCTATTATTGTATTACCTAGTGGATTGGTAAGTTTAAACCCACAGTGTGGTGTTGTTAATTGTGCTTGTGCTGTTACATAAAATCTAAACTCTACCATTTGTGGCGCGTTTAAATTTATTGTAAAGTCTTTTGTATAAGCGGTTGTATCTAAATAAAACTGCTGTACGTTCGTATCTTGTGTTACTTCTAAATAAGAACCTACCCAACCATCACCTATTAAATCATACAATGTTAAGGTAAAATCACAGTTAGGTATTAAAGCCATAGTGTTGGCTAATGAGTCATAGTTGTACATTGTTGAATCAATACAACCAAAAACTCGCAGAGTAGTGCATGAACCGTCATCTGTATCAGCTAGAGGATTAAACTCTACGTACATCGGATCCATACACCCCAGTATGGGAGGACAACCATCCGATACAAATACATGTATTGAGTCGTTACCAAAAGCGGGATCGTCACCATATATCAACGTATCATTACATTGTATTAAGTAATAGGAACCATCTAAACCACCCCAAAGCGCACCGTTTAATCCATCACCATATGAGTCATATATAATAAACGTTAAATCGCCTTCTGGTAAGCATCTCTGCTCTACCACCGAGGCATAATCAGGTTGGGAACCATAACCAACACCGTAAGTTAATAACGCGCCAGAAGTGTCGTAAATACCCCAACTAGTTTCACTTTGATATTGATCTAAATTTATTACAATTGTTGTTGGCACACAATTTGGTTGTGCAAATGTTATTATAGGTAATAATAATAGTATTAATAATATTTTCTTCATTTATTTGTTTTTCCAAGATCCTTTTCTAGCGAAGTTTATCATTTCTTCCCTAGTGTTAAATTTATATATCTCACCCCGTTTTTTAGCTTCATCATAACCACCCTCATGCCAAACACCGTCAGTTTGGAATAAAGTTGGCCAAGCAGTAAGCTTATCATCGTCAGCCATTAAATGTGTTGATGGTTTATGTCCCTTATACATAGGTTTGTCTGAAAATTGTTTATCTCCTACGTATACGTTTCCTTTTCTAGATTTTGGTTTTTGTTTTAACGGAGACCACCCGTTCCAACCTTTCATTGTAAAACTCATAATTAAAAATCACTCATCATTTGATTATTTATTTCGTCTTGTACCTCTTCTTTAGTTGCTGCCATTTTAAAACTAAGATCAGCTTGAAATCTAGCAACCTCTTCTCCATCTTTAAATATTATAATAGTTGGTACAACAGCTATTTTATGTTTTACCTGCGATTCTGTATCTTTAGCTATATCCGAGTAACTTATAGTTTTGCAATCTTCTAAATCCATAACCCACGCAACGTCATTAGCACTATTCCAACCAGCATTAAATTGTATTACTTTTATTTGTGCAAAAGAACTATTACACAACAACATGAGTAAAAATATTAATTTTTTCATTATCTATTGTATAGTTTATCCTCTATTTTTTCTAAAGTATTTTTTATTTCCTGAACGTCTTCTTGGGTGTCCATAATAGTTTGACGGATCATTTGATCTTTCATATTAAATTCCATACGAGTTACCTCATCTGGTGGAATTACAGGTAGTTCTTTTGCTTCTGCAATATCTGCTTGAAGCATAAAATACATGCTAATTAAGGTTGCCATTGCAAAACCTATACCTATTAGCGTTTTTATACTTAATTTAAACGCTGTTTCTTCATTTAATTCTTTTGCCATTAATTATTTTATTGTTTTTATCTATTCATTATTTAGCGTTCTTTTCCATCCCAACCACCCGTCTTTTTAAAGTATTCATTTTGTCCTTTGTTCAGCATATTTACGTTTGATTTATTACCGTAAAACTTTACTATTTCCGCTGTTCGTGTGGAGTCGTTTTTTATCGCATTAAAATCAGGTATAATCCCTGTTTTTGTAGCATACTCTTGATACTCTCTATTTTTTTGCAATTTGTTGTATCGTTTATCACTCATTCCAAATTGTTGTTTAGTGATAGTTTTAGGCTTTACATACGTGGTATCGCTGTCTCCAGTATTCATATCTGTTCTTATCTGTCTGAGATAACCTCCGTCTTTATTTGTCATCTTATTTGTTAACGTTCTTTTATTTGTACTTTCTTTGTAACCTATAGATTTAAATCCTTCAGGTAAATCTTTCTCATTTTTCATTGGTGAACTTCCCAGTTGTTTGAAAGGAACCGCGGAGTTCCCATGTTTCATTTTATATCCCATAATTTTTATTTTTAAAATATTGTATAGTTAATTCCAAACTTAAAATCGTACCATTCCCTATTCCAGTACTTATTGTATTTACCCTCAATAAAATATCCTAAGTTTCTATTTTGTTTTATTCCGTATATCAATCCCCCTGAGTAATCATACCATTGTTCTTCTGTTATAAAGTTATGATATGAAAATTCACTACCATCATTATAATGCCAAGGCATTAAATTACCCCAAACGTGTAACCAAGTTTTCTTATTATATTTATAGTAATCAAACCCAATAACTAACGAATGCTGTATTAATTTTTCTAATTCATCTCTTTTTTTAGTAACGTAATTAGATAACATCTCTGGAACTACGACTGCTTCCCAGACCTCTGGACTAGTTGCTACTAAAGTTCCATCTGGAGCAAAGTATTCACTGTTCTGAACGTCTATAGTGTATCCTTCTTGAATTGCTAGATAAGTATAGTGTAAATTGTTGTTTGGCAACATCCATTCATCTAAAGGATTATATCCATATGGTTCTGACAGTCTTTGTACAGCGCCAATATTGAAAGATAAGTCTCTAGTTTTCTTATATCTAAATCTTTGCGATGCCTCAAAGTATTCTACATCTGCAAAACCATCTTGTAAATATTCTACTTTAATAGCAAAATAATTTACACATAGTGGGTCTTCACAATCATCATCAGAACTATAACGTATAAAGTGATGTTGATCCATATAATCAATACCTTCTTGACGCTTCATGTTTACTTCGAACATGTACTCAACACCTCTTACTTTACCAACTGTAGCTGCGTCACTATAATTAGATTCTGTACCATCGTAAAAAGTCTGCGCTTTGTTTTCATAGCCAAATCTAGCTATTTTACGAAGTCCTATTGTAAAATTATAATCATATGGTGTAGAAATGGTTTGTGTTGATAATCCATTATTTACAGAAAACACCTTAACATCAGATAACGATGTCCCACCATTGACCGCTGCATAAAATGTAGAGAATTTTAAGTTATCTTTTATTATTTCTTCAATATCAATCTTAGTATCTACTTGAGCATTAACTAAGTTAGATATAAATAATAATAAAATTATTATTTTCTTCATATCATTATTTTGTTATATAATCACTTGTTTTGATAAATATTTATATTAGAGTAAATATCTTATTTTCTTTTTCTTTTTTGTTTTACTTTTCTTTTTCTTTTTCTTTTCTATTTCTTTCTTTTCTTTAATCTTTTCTTTTACCGCTTCAATTTTCGTATCTTTAATACCAAGATTCCATTTACTCCAACCACTAAACATTAAAGCTCTTTCAAGTGCGGTATGTTGATTGTTTAAAGATTCTCTTACGTTTTGCGTTTTATTATACAATCTATTTAAAGGAACATTTGTTGTTGCTTCTATATAGTTTGTTACCGCTGACCATTGAGGATTATCAATATCAAACGTTTCCATTTCTTTTATAACTTTTGTGTTATAATTAAGAGTTTTTTCAGCGTTAACTAATTTTCTAGCCTTAATACCAAGCGGTGGTGAAACATTTAACATTTCCATTAACACAGCGCTTTCGTCCTTATTCCATCCTTTACCTCTTTGTTCATGCCATTTAATAGCCATATTTTTTAATGTTGCTGCAGCTGCTCCCCAAACACCAGTACCTCTTAACACAGAATCAATACTACCGCTAATCATTCTTTCTTTTTTCTTTAACCATCTTTCATCTTCTTCATCATCATCAAACATTGCCATAAATAATGCTGATTGTAAAGAGTAGAATATTAAATTTTGTATTGCAAAATAATAAGCAATTCTTGAAATATTACCTATATCGCTTTGAAACTGTGGGTTACTTGCGTTTTTATATTCAGGACTTATTCTTCTATTTTTAAGATCTAAAAATGCTTTTTTACCCAATCTATTAAACTGAGATGTTACATTTTGGAAAGCCAATATAACTTTACCAAGTGGAGAAGCTTGCTGCATTGAAACCATCCAAGGTTTAGCTGATTGCTGCGTTTCTTCTGCTAATTTTTGAAAATCAACCCAAGCTTTAGCTTCAGCCTCTTTCTGACTTAACCCTTGTTTTAAATACGTATTAATTCTATTTCTATAAAATGTAGCGCCACCAGTTGCAATAGCTATATTATCTCCAATTTGTGTTGGTAAAAACCCTAACTCTAATAATTTTTTTATTGCAGCTTGAATTGGATTTTTAGCATTTTTAACTGATTCTGCTAATTCAGCACCATTAACATCTGTCATTATTCCACCACGTCTTTGCTTCATAAAATCAGAATTAAATATAGTTGCGAAATCTTTCCAATATTGTGGTTGATTTGCGAAAGCTTTAGCAGCTTTAAGTATATTGTTGTCAGCAAAGTTAATAAAATTAACCATAGACATTTGCTGTAATACCGCAGAACGTATATTAAAGAACATCGTAGAAGCTACAGAGCCATTTAAATAATTTAAGAATTTGTTTACAAGAGCATTTTGACCACTAGGTCTATTTCTACCAGTTTTAGTTCTATATAATATATCTTTAAGAGCGGTAACCACACCTGCTCCGTAAGCAGCTTCTATTTTATTAAAGTTTTCTTGTGAGAATATTATATCAGCATTTTCAAAAAACTCAGCAAAAAATTGTTCTCTACCAACTCTACCTGTAGCATCATCTAAATCTATTCTTATGTCTCCAGCTTCCCAGTTTTCAGTAGGATTTACATAGGTTTCTTGTTTAGATATTACGTTTAAAGTTTCAGCGTAAGCTTGAAGTCTAGCATCATTCATAACTAAATCAACTAAACCTTGTTGATCAGTTTTACTTAATCCCGGTATATCATAACCATGTTTATTCCACAAATAAACTCTTATAGCGTCTTGAAAAGTAAAATCACCATCAGGGGTTTTTTTAGTTAATTTCTTTTTAATATCTTTAAATTGTTTGTTTAATGATTTATAATCATTCGCGATAGATTGTCTAGCTACACTTAATTCCCTATCACCTCTTAGCAATGGCCTAATTAAAGCTTTCTCAAAAAAATCTCTATGTTCATTACCTTTTTTACCTTTACCCATAAAGTTATATAATAAACCTAAAAAATCTTCATGGGATGGTGGTATAAAGAATCTAAACTTACCTTTACTTTCGCCACGTTTCCTAGCTTTAATAGCAGAAAATCTTTTGTCAGACTCAATGCCAGTTACTTCTTCTAGTATTTTGTTGAAACTTTCGCTCATTCCTTTACTAAATTTAATTTTAGCTTGTTGTACTTTTGACTTAACATCAAATTGATCTAACATATTTTGAACCGCTTGAACATTTTGCAAAGCGTCAACCTTATCAGCCATCCATAAAGCCTTAGCTTCAGACGTAGAATTAGCAAGACCAGTAATATTCTCCAACGGTATATTTAAACCATTAGCTTTTAAAAATTTATGTATATGTGGAGCTGATTCAGCCGGTCTAGCCGTTAATACAAACATATCTTTATTACCAAACTTATCTTGTAGCTTCATTGCTTTGTTAAATAGCGGTGCTGTCTGCCCTTCCACAACAACATTAAATTCTGAAAAATCAAACTCAGCTCCTTGAGCTAATAAATCAGCTCCTTCGTTAGCAAATTCCTCAGCATCTAATCTTCTTTTTTCATAACCACTAACAAAGTCATTCATTTTATTAACTAATTTGTTTGGCATAGGATCTTTCATCGCTAATTTATCGGTTGCTACTTCCATAAACCTATTACCAAATAAAGTTTTAAATCCAGATTTATTACCCTGTACTGCTTCGTGATTTTTTCTAACTATAACACTTAGTAAAGATCTTTCTTTTCTATTTTTATTTCTTTCTAATGCAGTTTCTAAAGATGTTTCAACAAATAGCATACTAACATCATATCCTTTATCTTTAAACTCTTGAACTTGTTTTTCCATAACCTTCATAGAACCACCAGTACCGTCAATAATAACGCCGTTTCCATCACCTCTATACTTCATCATCTTATCTTTGGCTATTTGTCTAGATTGATGTTGTAATTTACCTAAAGTACTTCTCTGTTCTTTAGTAAGATCTCTCATGTCTGCTGGTAATCCAGAGTTTTTCTTTAACCACTCTAAAGATATATCTGAATTAACAACCTTAAATCCTTGATCTTTTAACCCAAGCTGTTTAATAACATTAGATTTACCACTTCCAGCCCCACCAGCTAAGAATATAACTTTTCTTTGTGGTTTTGGTGTTCCATCTGGATTTGGTATAGTTGCTCTAACACCTGATTTAGTTGTAGCTAGCGTATCATCAAAATCTAAAACAGTAATACCCCGTGATGGTTTTGACATCATCATTTTGTTTTTATATATAGCTTTTTTTAACCTATTGTGCTCTGCTATTTGAGTTTTTAAATTTGCTTTATTCATTGCTTTAGCAAACTGTAAAGTAGCGTCGCCAGTTAATTGAGCTATAACTAATTTATTTGCTCTAGAAACTTCCATGCCTTCAACGCCAAAATACTCAGCTATAGTAATACCTTCGGCAGCTAGTTTATACATGTTTAAATCAATACCAGCCTCAGCTAATCTAACAATAGATGAATAACCGTTAGGTAATTTAAGTTCACCACTAAGAAGTCTTGGAACTATTCTGTCATAATAAACTTGTGGCATTTTTTCGCCGTAACCAGCATCCTCAATCATTTTATCATGAGGATTTGCATCTGAGTCAAGTATAGCTCCTTGCATGTAAGATTTACCCACTACTTTCCAAACCTCATCTACTTTGCCAAAAACAGCGCCACCCAATAAAGCTTTGCCAATTAAATTTTGAGGATCAGTATGCTCTTCTTTTATTTTTTGATCAAATATTGGATTACCATTACCATCTACAGCATAAAATGAAAATGGAGCCAATATTCTAGTAAATACATTTTGCTGTTTACCCGTGTCTAGTAATATTTCTTCAAACATCCAAACATCTTCTGGAAAGTTTTGTAAATGAAATTCGATAGCCTTGTAGAAATCATATAATAATGGTAGTCTTTCTTTGTTTTCTTGATCAAATTCTCCTTTTAATAATTTATCATGGAAGTTTTTATTATACAAAGCACCTGTGCTACTATATTTTGTTCTAGAAATATAAGCTTGCTCAACATCATTCTTATTTATTAAATCTTCAAAATTAGTTTTATCACCAGTTTTTCGAACGTAATCTTTGTAATATTTATTATTAGCATCATTAAACAAAAAGAATCCACCTTTCTTACCACCAGTGGTAGTTATTTTTATCAATTGCCTAAATTGTGGATGTGACTCCAAAAAAGTATTAACAACTCTAGCCCCAGCTTGTCTATAGTTCTCTCCAGTTTCTACAATTTTACCATTTTCATCTCTATAAGTAAATGGCGCGTCTAAATTTCTAGTTCCTTTTTTAGCACCACTTAAATGATTTGGTACTCTTGATATTCCATGTATACCTTCTCCATAAACACCTATTTTATTTTCATATAAGTTTTGATAATCTTCTTTAGTTTCTACTTTCGCGCCTATATCTTTTCCTCTCAATTCTTTTTTAGCAAACATTAGTTTACCCTTGCCATCTTTAATTTTATCAACTCTTTCTTGTGATAGTTTTAAAGCGTCTTGTTGCTGTCTTATAGCTTGATTAATAGCTATAACAGTTGTCTGTATTATTTGTGATCTAATAGCTGGATCAACAGAAGAATTATTTACTCTAGCTTTAGGTATTAAGCCAAATATAGCTAAGTAAGCAGCTGGATCTATTCTTTGTTTAGCTTGGTTTTTCAAACCTTTACCAGTTCCGGTAGTTTTAAATTTCATTCTACCTCCAGCCTTAAAAAATGCCGTGCCAATAATTGTATTAGCTATGCCAGTTGGGTCACCCGCTAATGTTGTTCCTTCTGGTATAGAAACAATATGTTCGTCTCTTTTGGATAATATATAGTTTTGAGCAGCTTTTCTTTGTGGGGTATCTAAATCTTGTTCTTTTATTAAACGTATTGGATCTTTTATACCGTATTTAGCCGCAACTTTTTCTAATATAGAATAATACTTACCAGTTGGTATACGTTTAGATTTTAATTCTACAACACCATGATCTTTTTTAGCTTGTTTTTTTGCTTCTTTTTCTGTAAATCCTTGTTTTTTATATTTTTCTACGGCGGCTTTTTCTAATTTCTTTTGTTTAGCTTTGTATTCTGGCGTTATCTCAATACCATCTTTAGTAAACTTTCTATGAGCTACCACCGCTTTTTTAATATCTAGATACTTGTTAATTCCATCAACACCTAGTTCTAATAAGTCGTTTTTAATTTCATTGTGTAGTTCTGCTTCCCCAAAGGTTTCTAAAGCAATTAATCGACGTGTTGGAGTTTGTTTTTTTGGAGTTTCCTGTGTTGTTGTTTCATCCTTTAACTGTGCTCTTCCTTCTTCTAGCTGTTCTTTTGTAAAATCAGGCATTATAGTAGGATTAAATTCAAATGAATCTAACATTCTATATTTAATTCTACCATTTAAGTAGCCATAAAGATCACCTCTACCATCAAATCTATTTAAATCATTTTTACCTTCTTTTGTTGTAGCATATAATCTAAATAAAACATCTTGCTCTAATTCTTGTCTTCCATCTTTTGTTATTTTTAAAGAAGGTCTTTTAGCAAAATAATTATTTACTTGAGCTGATATCATTCCTGGTAGCTCTGCCGCTATAACATCGGAGTTAGGATCATATTCACTTTTATCAAAATTACCACCTTCATCTTTAGCATAATTATTTAAAACGCTCTTAGCTGATTCAGCTTTAGATTCCATTTTTTTACCAGTAGGTCTTGCTTTCTTTTTTCTAAGCAGTTTACCTTTAGCGCCCTTATCCATCATTTTTTCAATAGCAATACTATCGTAATTTTTTTCTATTGAAGCGTTATAATCCTTTATAAAATTATAGACATCTTTCCCATCATCAAAAGTAATATCTATTAAACCTAATCTTTGTAAGTGTTGTCTAATAATGTCACCAAGCTTAGTAAACATGTTTTCTTTATAATCTAAAGTACCATCCATTATAGATTCAGACATTATAGTTATAATCTCTTCCCCAAATTCAGAGTCACCTTGATAAGGTTCCATTCTTCTTATAAACTTTCTATTAAAACCACCTTTGTTATCAAGAATAAAATCTTTAACAGCTTCTCCTAAGGCCTTTTGAATTTCAGGATCTTCTTGTATTGATTGAAATAATACAGCATGTAATAATTCGTGGGCAGCCGTATTTACTCTACCGCCTTTTCTTAATGAATTTTCCTTGTTTATAAAAATGTCAAATCCACCGTATTGATCAGCTCTAAAAGCACCATAACCTCTAGAATTAACTTGAGAATTATAGTTGTTCATCTCTATTTTAAGTTTAAGCTGCTTTATGTTAGAATTTATATCGTTAACGTGTTTGTCGAATAAAGCATCTCCATCGTTTAAACCTATTAGTTCTTTGAGTTCTTCATTTAATTTTGTTGGATCTTTTAATATTTCATTCCAAGCATCAATCTGCGCTTGTAGTAAAGCGTTTTCTTCACTTATTTGCTCGTTAAAAAAAGCTTGTTGTTCTTCTCTAGTTTCAAATACTTTAACCCTACCTCTAGCGCCAGAGTTTGTAGCTCTAAAATCTCTTATTTTCTTCTTGTTAAATTTATTTATTTTCTTTTTAATTTGCGCTAATTGTTTTTCATAACGCTCTAATTTTTCAATTCGCTGCTCTTCAGTTTCATATTGAACTATAATATCATCTTGCTTGTCTAGTAACTCTGCTTCCTGAATTCTTATGTCATCAATTAGGGTTTGTTTTTGATCATCACTTAGAGATTCATCAGCGTTTATAGCGTCTTCCGTTGCTCTTAGTTCTATTATTTCTGTATCTAATTTTACTAAATTTTCTTTTTCTTCATTAGACATCATCTCAATATTTTCGATATTTTGAGCCATTAAAGTTTCGTTTTGAGCAACTAATTTTAAAACATCATTTTCTAATTTTTCTCTAGTTTTAGGATCTAAATCTTTTTTTGCAAGAAGTTTTTCTTTTGCAATTCTTTTAACATTATTCTCTGCTATTTTTTGTTTGTAATTTTTACCTGCAAATATAGATGAAATATCTTGATATAAAGTAGGCATCGACATTGCTCTTTCCATAAACAATCCACTAAGCGCAGCTCCTGGTAATCCTCTAAGCAAACTTATATCTTCACCTAAAACGTATTTGTCACCAACATTATTACCCCACTCCGCAAACGCTTCACTTACGGATTCTTGATACATGTATGGTATATTCTCTACTGTTCTTTTACTAATTCTTTTACCTGTTTCTATAACATTTTTTCCAAAAGCGTTTTTAACTCTTTCATAAGAAAGTTTATTTAAGCCAGGTGTTTTTGCTTTAAAAACTCCATATGTAAAAGATTCCGAAATTACTTCAGAACCAAAAGCAACCCCACTAGCTAACCATTTTTGCCCTAAAGTGTAATCTGTTCCACCCAAAACTTGTCTATTAGTAAACTCCATTTGGTCATACTTGTTACCAAAAGCAGAAGCACCCATAATATATATAGACGCACCACCAGTTGCTGCCATTAATCCATACTGTGGTACGAAATTAGCAACAACATTCAAGCCAAAAGCCCCAAGATCGCTTAAGTTATCTATATCTTCAAATTGAGTAGGCGCTTGAACATTAGCATTCATATCTTCTACAAACTGATTAAACACATCCTTACCAACATCTCGCATAGCATCGTTAATACCATCAATATGATGTATCATTTTTACAATTTCAGGCATTTTGTTTACGTCATTATCATAATATTCGAATAACAAATCTTCTGGTAATTCCTTAACAGCGTTGAAAACACCCTCTATACCACTAGCCATTTGAAGAGCGGATGTTGTAACCCAAGTTAACGCAACAGGTATATTATGCCCATTACGGTTCATAGCGTTAATATAATTGATTAAATCAGCGCCTTGCTCGTTAAACTCTGTATCTAAATTTATAGTATTAAGATATGATTGATATGCTTTGTTTCTATTATCTACTTCAGTAGTATAATTTTGGTATAATTTTACAGCTTCTTTATAATTATCTATAACTTCATTTCTTTCGGTATTAAGTCTATTGTATTCATCAATTACTTCTTGCGGAGAGTTTTCGCTTACGTCACCCAAGGCAACTATTTTCTCATCCCATTTTTTCAATTCTTTTTCAAAACCATCGTAGTCTATATTTTTCAAAGCAATTACATAATCTTCTATTTTTCCATCAATCATTCTTATGTTATCTGCTAAAAAGTTTTGCTGCCCAAGATTTGCTTGTTGTTTTTTTGTTAAAGATTCTTGGTATTTCCTAGCTTTTTCAACCTCTTTATTAGCCCATTCCGGCTTCATAACCTGAAAAATACCTTGATTATCTTCATAATACTGAGCGATTTTCTTTTCCATCAACCCTTGTTCATCGTCTCTCTGCATAAGTTGAATAGCTGTTGAGTATAACCACTCATCAGTACGCCCTGATATTGGTTCATTTTCAGGCCAAAGTTCAAACGCTTGTTTTAGATATTTTCCGACTCTACTATTTTCAATTATTTTTTCCGCTTCATTTCTTCCCTCTAATAATCTTTGACGAAATTCAATTTGGTTTTGAGCTTCTATTTTCTTTTGCTCATTATAATATTCGGGTAACTTTCCATCGAGACCTATTGGTAATTGTCCGGTGGTTGGTATACTTACCGATGTTTTAGATTTAATTTGATTATTAAGTTCTTGTATTTTTGCTTGATTTCGCTTCCATAAATCAATTTCTAAACTTATATTATTTTTGATTACTTCTGTTTCTTTTACATTAGCTTTAAAATTAGCAACGTTTTCTATTACTGGTTTATCAGTTATTGTAGGATCTTTTTTTCCAGCTACAAACTCCCAAGCAGTTTGCCCTTGTTGACCACCTTCAATATCAGCTTTGACTTCACTAGTTTTCTCCCATTCTTGTAATACTTCTTTAGGAACGTTATTTGTTGGTACTATTTCGCTAACCGTAGAGATTTTTCCACTTTGATTTTTCACTTCATATTCACGGGTCCAAATGCCTTGACCAATATCATCCCAAGAAGAAACATAGTTCCACTTTCCCTTTAATCTTGGTGATTCCCAATCTACTTTTTTTGTAGATGTTTGTAAAGATGTTTGCAATGTTGCAAAAGGGTCGTAGGTTTCGCTAATTTCATCGTTAATATCTGATTTTAAAACACCAATACCTATATTTGATTGTGAAGCATCATCAACCTCTACGAGACCTTTCTCACGCATTTTATCCATATAAGAATTAAAATCCATATTATACTTTACAGCTGCTTGCTGTAATTGCTCTAAAGAAATTGGTTTACCTTCTATTTCAAACATATAATTTATTTTATTTAAAAGGATTAAGAAGATTGTTTACATCAACCTCGCTAGTGTCATCAGCAAAAATACCTTGAGTATTAGCTGGGGTTGCTATGACAGCTCCTATACTAGTTTTCCATTTATAATCTTTACTTACACCCAATCTACTTCGATAATTTTGAAATCCCATTATATCTGCCACCCACTCTTGACTAACTGTTTTGGTTACGATTTTATTTTCATCTTCTTGTGATGGGCCAGTAATTTTCCAACTACCATCTTTACCCGGCGTAAAGGTATATGCCCCATCATAACTATCGAATTTTTTATTATTTGCAAAGAAATTAAATCTCGCTGTAATATCCGTACCTAAAACTGATTGACCTTTAACAGTGTAACGCATATCACCTTTCAACGGTCCAGAACCTTTGAAGTCATAATTTTTTTTGTTTTCTTTCTCTTGTAATGCTTTTTGCTCATCATTCCAATCCATTTGTGCAGAGCTAGCTCTCCATTTACTATACTCTTCAACAGACAGTTCATGATCGTAAGCATCGTTTTGAGGATTAACTAAAGCGTCAATAACTTGGCTTTTTAAATCAGTGCTCATTATCAATTGATACTCCTCTTGACTAAGACCATCACCTGTTTCGAAACCCTTGAGGCCTTCGTATGGAGCTACTTTGAGTCTTAATAAAAATAACTCATCCTCAGTTATAACTCCCTTTTGAATTAAATTAAATGCAGCTTCACTAAAAATCTCATCATCAATATCTTTAAAACGAAATATAGATTTTCCATCCTTGTCTTTCATTTCGGATATTTCTAAAGCGTGTGCCCAACTACCTTTATCGTAATTACCACTAAATCCATCATCTTGATCCGTAGACCAGTCATTCCAATCAGTGTGGCTATCAGTAGATTGAAATATATGTGAAGCAGATATTTTATCTCCCCCTATTGTTTTTTTAATATCTTCTATATACATTTCATTTTTAAACTTATCACCTAACTTCGCTTGCTGTGCAGATCTTTGGTTTTCGGCATGAAACCCATCTATTGATTGTATCATGCTGTCAACATTACTTTTACCAGGAAATTTACTCTCTAAATCTTGAATGTTCCAAGATATTACTTCACCTGGTTTATATTTAGGATTTCTTTTATCTACAATAGTCATTCCATTATACATGTCTTCAGTAATAGTAACTTCAAGCATCATGCTATTTGTGTCAGCATTCCACACTGTTTGAACATTCTTATAATCACCGTCCATATTTAATATCTGCTCGCCAATTGCTAAATCTATTGTTGGTATACCTTTATTAAATTGAGTTGGGTCTAATTCTTTACCAAATAATTTACCTATAGTAAGTAAATTTTGTCTAAAATCTGTAGTTGCTTTTTGGATTTGTTGTAACCTTCCCATTATCTCCATTCTTTTTTTCTTATTTTCTGGATTATCAGCGCTCCCAACTGTATTGTATTTTTCAAATTCTACTTTCAATTGTTCTATATAATCATAAGTATTATCATATATACTAGTATGTAAGCCAGCTTCTCTACCTCCTTTGTCATAAGTAGATAATCTACTATTTATTTCATCTGCTTTTGTCTGAAAACTTGATCTTTGATTATCTTTTAACTCGTTATTATATTCAACGGCTTGTTTCCTTTTTTCTTTTATAAGATCAAAAACTTTCATAGTTTCTTGTATGTAGTCAGGTCTAGTGCTTTCTCCGCCTACCCTACTATGTACATCTATAATATTTAATCCACTAACGTTTTGTCGTTTTGCCATATTGTATTATTTATAATTTAACTTAGTTGCGAGTTTAGAAGTGCCTGATTTGCCTGCTTGTTTCCACCAACCATCCCTCCAACAGCGCCTCCAAGATTTCCAACAGCAGACATTATTTGTTGCTGTCCAGCTAATGTGACAGCTTGTTCGTTTGCTACAGCTTCTTGTCTAGCCATGTTAGCACCTGTGGTTTCACCCATTTGCATACCAAGTAAAGTTTTTTGCCTACCTATATTTTGTTGTTGAACCCATTGTTCTCCTTGAAGATTTAACATTTGGTTTTGTCTGTCAACACCCCTTTCTTGTTGTTGTAATCTACCAGCTTCTCCAGCTTTCATTTTTTGCAACTGTGATTCTTGTGCACCTATAGAAGCACTAGTTTGCTGTGCTTGTGTTTGAGCTTGGTTAGATAAAGTTTGAGCTAATGCTGCTATACCACTCCCACCGGCAGCTCCTTTCATTTGATCCATAATATTAGATTGCTGTTGTTGGAACATTTGTTTTTCAAAACCGGCTTGTTGTTGGTTTACTGTTAAGTCTTCATAAACATTTTCCATGTTTTGAAATTGGTTTTGTAACCCGGCATAAGGGTTTTTAAACTCTAAAGCTTTATATTCTTCTTTTTGTTTTTCTAATAGCTTTTGTTGTTTCTTTTGCTCCGTTAACATGTCTTCAGAAAACTGCTCAGCAGCTTCTCTATTTTTACCAGCTTGGTAAACGCTAACACCAACGCCAATAGCACCTATAGCGACAGATGCTATAGCAGCGGTTGCTTGCACTATCTCTGGATTAGATTCACCTCCTATTATATAATCTAAAATTAATGATAAAATTGCCATTGGCAATATAGGATATGTTATTTGTTTTTTATTTTGTTTCATCTTTATTTTTTTTTAAGAACTTGTCATACTCTTCCCAACTATAAACAATCATATTATCTTCTAATTCGTCTATATTTTCAGTATTAGTTGGATTCGCGTGTATTGTTACTACAATTGACTCTTCAATAGCGTATCCCATTTTCTTTGATCCAGATGGTGCAATAACATAACAAGGGGCTATATATTCTTCTAAACCATCTTTAGTCATTATGTTTAATCTTCCTTGTAATAAAAAGAAAACCTCTTTATGTTTATGTATACCACCCACGAGTAGTATGCCTTGATCAATTTTCATTTCTCTTACATATATACCGTCTGCAAAAGAATGTTTATATTTAAAACAATTTGGTTTAATTATTTCATTACCAGTACCAAACGCGTTTTCACCATCAGATATACTAATTATATAATCTTCTATTTTTTGTATTCTATCTTTATAAGGTATACTTATATCCCCTTGAAGTATTTTACTTATTTCTAGTTCTTTATCAGACATAATTTAATTTAATTTATATCTAATATAGTCACAGTTTTTGCTCTTTATTTACTACTTTCAGTAAAAACGGTGCCTACGTTGAATAATTCCGCTTTGTCTGTAGAATTATTTCTAAACTCAGCACTAGCATAATATCCTAATATACTACTCATGTTTGCTTTGTTATCTTTACTAAACATTATAAAACTTGCTGGTTCTTGCGGACATACTCTCATATATTCACAATTACAAGCTCTACCTTTTCTCACTGTATCATGCCCGTGTAATCCATTAAATCCACCAATACCTTTGTCAATATTATCTTGTTGATAGTCAAAAAACTCTTCATAAGTAGCGGTTGGAGATATAGTCCAACCATGATCACTTATCATGTGGTGTACTATTTGTTGTGCAGTAGTAATAATATAATTATCCGGATCATCTTTATCACCCCATTTTGCTGTTTGTACAACACCACCAGTTTTAGCAGTGTAATCATAACATTGCTCTTTATTCCAAATACTATAATCAAAAACAGCTGAACCTGTACCTGTAAATCCTCCTGAAACTTCGTAAGGTCTAGAATAAGAACCAACTTGATCAAATGGAACGGTAGGATTATCAAAAGCAGCTGTTGCCCATTCACCAAAACTTTCGTAATGTGTTAAATGAGAGCAGTCATTACTAATTAAATCACCATCCCAACAAGCGCTACCTAATATTTGATCCCAATATAAATTAAATAAATCTTGTGGCATATCGCATCGTATAAATCCAGCATTAGTAACAGGTGGTACACCATCAAATGTATCATGAGATCTAATTGGATCATTTTGAAAATACTGCCACTCGCCAATGTCAATAATTTTACCAATCATTATAATTTCAGATTGAGTATTAGTCATGTGTGGAGTATGTGTTTTTCCAGCTGGAAAACTTGGATCTCCTTTAGGCCAATCTTGCAGTGGACCTATAGCAGTAGGATTAGAAAAATACGCATAGTCTCCTATTTGAACAGAAGTTTGTAATACATTTGGAAATTTTAATTCTACTATTGGCATATCTATTTATTTTATTAACTTAATAATGTTGTGTATTCACCAGTATAACCCCCACCACTTCTTGGATCTCTTGGTTTTTGTGAATCTACTGGATTTGAAACTCCTAGAACTTTTATACATATAGTTCTTAGCTCACTAAGTTGGCTAGCAGAATCTCTCATTTGAAAAGTAAAAAAGTCTTTACCAACAAAACCTTTGTTAGGCGTGTATGTAAAAGTGTCATTACTTGTACTGTAAGCGCTTAAAGAACCGTGAGAAGGTGATTTGACAACAACACCTGTTTTATCAGTTTTATTAGTATCTTTATCATATTTTATCATATCTATAACATAACCACTAGAATCTTTTGATATAACTATATTTTGATTATATGCGTTTGGTTTTATTGAAAGTATTTTATCTAAATCAAAAGAATATGTAACGTCTCTAAATCCAAACTTTTTTATATCTAACTCTGCTGTTAGTTTTAATTGATTAGCAGTGTCTGCCGCCGTGTTACCACTACCACTAATTTGCATATAACCTTTTAAAATAGTTTTATCGTCGTCAAATGTTACTATTGATCCATGCGGTATATCTATACTTCTATCAAGCAGAACGTTTGGTTTATTTCCAGAACTAGCGTTTTGAGTACTAATTACCTTAGCTCTATATGAAGACATGAAAGTTATTGTTGCATTACAATTTAATTCATGAAGACTATTTATAGTAATATTTTTAGCGCAATCTATAGATTGTATTGTACTAGTTTCTCCTGTTTCAAAAATAACATCCATACCAACAACAAGTTCGTTAGTATCTGTTAGTTTAAATTTATTTACTTTTTTATCAGAACAACTTCCAGTTTGTATTATATTTTGATCTTTATCTAATAAAGCAAGAACGCTCTTACTTTTAATAATGTCACATGTTAATTGCATACCGCCCTTTATAACATCGTTAATTATTGTTTTACCATCTACAACTGAAGATCTAGTTGTTATTGTGTCAAATTGATATACTGTAGCTGCCCCAGTATTACCACATCTATCTACTTTTTTTGTAAAACTTGTACTTGCTACTAAATTATTTTTAAATCCTCTATCTTTAACATAAAGTCTTGTCGCATCTTCTTCTTGGATAGTTAACTCATACGTTTTTTTAGTATTACCTTTTTCCTTAACCCCACCTGTTACTGAAACGTCACCGCCAGCTAGAGTTAATGTTGGTAAATTAGTTTCTGTATAAGTTTTACTAAAAGTAATAGTAGGATCTTTATATTGGTAAACTGTAATAAGTTTTTCTACACCGCTACTAACATAAACATCTGGAGCAATAGTTAATTCAATATCATAATATTGTTGTGTTCTAGCAACTCCCTCGCTAGAATAAATAGAAGGAAAATGTTGTTTTAAAACATATTTACCATTTCTTGGTATTTCAATATTATTTAGTTCTCTATCTAATATACTGCAATCTTCACTATCTTTTATAGTTATGGTAAAAACAGAACCAGGTGTACCTGATAATTTAATCGCTCTTGTTTCGCCTTTTTGGCTTATAGGTCTTGAACGGTCATGATCAATACCTTGTACTGTATAAGATGTTATTTCTTTTTTAAACTCAATAGTAGTAGTTTTTGGAGAAATTGGTTTACCATAATCTTTTCTTTTTACTTTACCTCTTTTTTCTTTACCCCAATCATCTCCATCACCACTATAATCATCACCATATTCTTTATACTTTTCAACACGTTGTATTTTGGCTCCTCTAGCTTCTGCTCTTTTTTCTATATCAAGATTTGTGTTTGTTACGGGCCCAGGTCCATCTTGTGTGTCGAAATTAAAAGTTTCGTTATTAACGTTGGTAGTCCAACTAGACGCTCCAGTTTTATTTACAAATTGTGGTTTATCTTCAACGGGAAGTTTTCTTTTTTTACCTCTACCGTAAGAACTAATTGTTGAATCAGAGGCTCCTGGTACCGTTGGCAATCCACCGCCGGCTTCTTCTCCACCTTCACTCTCACCTTCGCCTTCTCCACCATCACCACCACCCATATCATCTGGATAATATAATTTAAAATTGTATATATTTAATGTCATGTTTTATTGTTTTAATTATGCTCCACCAGTAGCGTATGGACTTATACATATACTAGCTATTGATAAATGTTGAACGTCGTAAGATACGAGAGATACAACTAATAAATCTTTATAATTATTGAATGCGCTACTAGCACTTTTTTCAAAAGTAAATCCTACAACACCACCAGGCACCATTTGATTATAGTTAGCACTTTGCCAATTAGCATCTTGTATTACACCACCCCAAGGAGATTGCCCGCTTGGAAAAGTAGCAATATCAACACCAGTCCCACCTGGGTCTAAGTTTAAAGCAGAGTAATCTACTCCATTGTTAGCAATGATATGCCCGTTTGGTTGGTCAAAGCCAATCCATATTTCACCAGCTAAAGTGTTACCAATTGACGGACCGCTACCAAAACCTTCAACACCATTATTCCAATCAGTACCAAATGTTATAACGCAACTATATACTGTGTTTGGCGCTAAGTTTAAAACTTCCATATATAGTCCTTGCGTAACAGGTTTAGTTAGTATTGCGTGTGTTGACTTTGCACCATCATTCATAAATCCATTTAATCTTACGTGACCATTACTGTCTATTCCAGGTGGAGTTGCTAAAGGAGTTTGTGAATAACCTGCTGGACCTCCAATTGTGGTTGGTAAGCTACCTTTATCACTTGAGAATAAAGACCATTCATTGGCTTTAGCAACATTATATATTATAGCTGGAGTCCAAGGGCCATTTGTAGCGCCAATAGGATTTATTTCGTAACTACCTGGCGTAAATGGAGTTGGTACAAAATTATGTGCATCTCCAAAAAATTCATTTACATAACTAGTAGCACAAGATGCCGGGAAGATAGTATTATTACATCTATAATTACCACCCCAAGCATGTAATAATTGAGGCGTATAAGGTGTATATCCTGACCCGTATCCCGTTCCAGATATACCACCAAAATCAGTATCACTTAAATAATCACTATTAGGACATGGGCTAGATGTAGGAGTAGTGGTGTAACAAGGGTGTGTATTAGTTGCTATGGCATTTTGACAATCTACCAAAGCGTTAACACCTGAGAAATTACCAGTACCAGAAGCAACCTGATTACATATAAATGAAGTACCATGCGCCACACAATCATAATCAGGAAGTGAAACTGCTTGGCAAGGTATTTCAATTATTTCAGTTATATGACAACCATTGCTATCAGTAATTGTTATTTGGAATTGATAGCCGTTTGTAAACAAACTATAATTACTAGCTTGTATTGTTGAAGGCGTAATACCATCTATAATAACAGTTGATCCAAAAGTAAATGTTTGTAACGGTGATTGCATTGTAGCACCATTAAACGTAAGTAAATTTGTGATATCAAAATACGTAGGACTTGTTGGTTGACTCAACGCTTGTACAGTTACGTTGAAATTACCAACATTTGTTCCGTATCCGTTTAATGGAACTGTTATTTCTGCTTTACCTAATTGAGTAAGAGAACTAATAAGATCACAGCGTATAGCGCTTAATGATTGAGTAACGTTAGTTGTATTGTTAAAGTTAGAAACATTACAAGCTGGCGGCTGGGTAAAGTTACAACCTACGCTCATAGGCATTGTATACACACAACCATTATCATCTTCAAATCTAAATATATAATCTGCAGCTACAAGTGTTGGAATAGTAATATTATCATTTACAAAATATTGTGTTGACTGGTTACCAAATACTAAATTACCTAAATTTCCACTACCATTATCTTCATATAATTCAACATATATATTTGCTGCATTAGCACCTAAATTATTTATGCCAAGAATAATTTGACCATCAGCGTTAGTAGGATTACAAGGACTACCTGCCCCTGATATTCCAGTAGCATCAGTAATTGAATATTGGAATTGATAAGGCATATTTGGATCACATGGTATCGCTGGTACACAATTTCCATTAGGATCATTTAAACAATCATTAAGAGTTGCGTAATAACCTAAACCAGTACCTGGATTTTGACAGTTAAACCCTCCCATTCCATCAGATACGCAATCATAAGATATTGGAGCAACAGTATACTCACAATCACAAGTATGTATATTTGCTAATTGATTATAGTTTGAAGCTTCTCCACTCCAAGTGTAAGGTCTATTATTTATAATCTCTGTGTTTGTAGTAATACCATCATCCATACATCCATAAATCGCACTAGCATCACAATTATCAGTATAATATTGAATTGAAGAATTACTAATCATACCTACACCATCTAAACCAGCAACACTATTACCATATTGAACACAGCAACTACTGTTTTGTATACAATCACACCAACTAGAATAACCACCTGATAAACCTGTAACTTCGTGACAACCCAATCTTGCATCACAAGCCCAAGAAGTACCAACAACACCGCAACTAGTATTTGGATCACTAAGACACATAGATTCTGTAGCGTATGTACCAGAATTACCTTGTATTTCAACACAGTCGTGAGAAGTACCGCCAGATGTAGAAGGCAAACAAATACAAGGTTCAGGACCGTCCGCATAAGGAGTATTATTAGCTATAGCTATATCCTTAAGACTTTCTACATTAGCAGGAAAAATAGAATTACCATTTGCATCATATTCTAATTCCCAAACTAATAATTTATTATTCATTGCTTGCAAAATATCCATTCCGTTTGAATGATACATAGGTGGGCTAATAGCATGTATATAGATTAACGAAGCCTTTATGTGAGGCGACTGACCACTAGGATTAGTAAGTCCGTCGTTTTTTATGTAATGACCCTGTGAATTATCCACGCCATTAACATAACAAGGGTTTTGTACTGTTGGTGTTGCCATACTAATAGAAGAACTCCAATCAGTATAAGCTTCACTTGCACCAAACCCAACGCCTCCTATTATCATATAGTTCGTATAATTTGTACCACTAGCGTTTTGCATATAATAATTTATCCAACTTGGGTTTTGTAAACTAGGATCACCAGCAGCAGTTGCTGCAGCTAAATCATAGTGTACATATAAATTACCATCTAGACTTTTGGCTAAATCCGTAGTACATGCTGAGTCAGGTTGATCGTATGATATATGTTGTATACAATCCCAAGATGTAAATCCACCGCTTACAATAGATTTATCATAATTATTATCTATACCTTGATATGAGAATTCTCTTGTGTCTATATTACCAGCTTTACCATCATCCAACCATTCTGTAGCAACGCCCTTTATTTGAGAGAACCATTTTCTTTCTTTAGATTTAAATTCTTGCTGACCAGCTTCTTGCAGATCTGTTATCATATTATCTACATACCAACCAAACTTTATATTGTTGTCCCAATATTCTCCATTGTTAGTTGTGTCAGACGTAACTCTTGATAATGTTCCTTCATAATTAAGAGTTTGGAAACTTTTAATTACGCCTGGAGCTTCATTAAATAACACCTCTATACTAGAATCATATTGATCAGTATAAAAATTATTTCTAGTTTCGTTAGCATGATGCTCCCATAAATTACCGCCTTTAAATGTATAATAAGTATTATTTAAACTAACACCATTTTCTGGTATAAACGATTTAAAACTAACCCAACCTTTAGATCTTTCAGAAAATGAAATAGTTTTATCAAGAGCATTAGTAGAGTTTTCAAAAGTAGAAGTATATGACGAAGGTTGTAATATAGTAATTGAAGTATACCACTCGTTATAATATTGAGCGTCAGAAGGTCCAAGTAAAGGAGAAACATCTGCTAAATCTGGTGTTGGTGATATCTCTATATATAATATTCCATATTGTATACTTGTGTTAGTAACGATAGTACCTGGCTTTAATCCTGGTCCCTCAACAATTTGTCCTAACATTACAGGAACATTAGTTGGCGCTATTAATCTATTTGTAGGTTCATATGTTGAGGTGCTAGTCTGACCAACAGATGCCATACCTATTTCACCTTCTATTTGAACCCAAGCCGTACCCATTATAATAGGTGGCGTTGGTTTAGGATAATCACTATGATCAAATGTTAAATTATATTCTTGTTTCTTTTCATCAAACGTACCTATTAATCTATTAGCATTTTTTAAATTATCTGAGAAATAATCTTGCATACCAAAATCAGATATAGGTGTCATACCATCTTGTGATAATCTCACAACAGTACCTCTAACTTTATCTGTAAAGTAATTTCTAAAAGATTCAGTAGCGAAAGATTCTGGATTTTTAGATATACCAAAATCTCCAGAAAATGGAGTTGTTGCGCCTAACACTCTACTTGTAGCTGTTATATTAGCGTTACCATCTGCATTAAATAAAGCATCTTTATTAGCTAATACCTTAAATACCTTGTCTTCACAAAACGCTAAAAGATTAGTATTTCTTGAGAATAACTTTTGTATTGTTCCGTATATAGGATTTAAATCTTTTGTAATTTTTTCAGCTTGTATAAACTGGTTTAAATTATTTACACCGCTTCTTGAATTATATATACCAGACCAAATGAAACCACTACCTCTTCTTTCTTCTTCATATGGTTCATCTAAAGTGGCAGAAGCTTTTGGCCCATTATCTATTGTAATTTGATTATAATCATCTCGTATTCTATCAGACTCAACACCATTACCAAAGGAATAACAATTATGCCAAGGTAGCGTTACTTTATGATTATGTAAATCTCTAGCTAATGTTATAGCTCCAGTTGTTTCATCTACAGCTAATACATAAGTTCTAGTTGAACCACCATCAGCTCTAACAAATTCTATTATTTCTCCTTCCGCTGGAAATATAGGGTTAGGAGCTGACGAAGTTAAATCAGTACCTTGAACATCGCATAAATACAATATATTATCTTCTATTCTTCTAACTCTTATATCAATACCACCAATATTACCACCACTCAATGGACCACCATCAGTACCTAATACTTTTCTAGCTCCATTAGGCTTATAACATTGAACGTAACTATTATAATATTCGTATGTTCTAGGGTGTACTGGCCCAACAAATTGCTCGTTAGTATTGTCATTAAGTTCTATAGGATATACTTGACCTATTTCTTGATATATATTTAAATCAACTTGTTCTTTTGGTTCTGTTTCCCATATAGCTGGATTAGAACTTGAATAATTTAATTCATCATACTCAGAATAAGGTTCTAATATTTGCCAAGTAACACTACCAGGGGCTTCAGATATATTATTACTAGCATCTTCTGTTTTAAAGAAGGGTATTTCCGTACCACTCATAAGGGTGGCACCAGAATACATACCGTCAGAACGTATACCAGGAGCTGGTGTAGATGGAATAGTAGTTTTAACACTCGTCACACCGTTTGAATCAACATCAAAATGTGGAGGTAAATCAGTTGGGTTTGTAGGTAAATATTTTGAAGTACCTTTTACACCTAAACTTTGTGAAGGAGCACCGTCACTTTCATAAGTAACAGCATGGAATTGATATCTTCTTCTTTTCGCTATACCTTTCCAAAACTCTCTAACTCTTTGTGGGTGATAATAATGGCAGTTTGTTGCGCTTTCTGAAGCATATCCTCCTGTTATACCAGCTGTTGGATTTGGCGTAATCCAATTCCCAAAAGACCAATCTCCAGCAGTTCTACCAAATCTAAGATTATTTGTTCCACCGTTATGTTCAATACCAAGAGCAGCTCCAGTATTTCCGCTACCACGTCCATAATCTAATTCCCAAGTTGTCCATATTGCAATGCCCAATGGAATTGAAGATGGATTTCCAGTTACACCACTCGCATTATCTTGTTGTAAAACCCAATTTTCAGAGCCAGGTGGATCTTCTGTTGGAAAATCAAAATCATCACCATCATGATCTTTAAATCCTTGTGAAGCCCAAGACCAATGTGTTACAGTTGTACCATCATCGAGAGTGTGAGTATGTGTTGTAAGATAATCTTGAAATGTAACATAATTATACAAAGAAACACCATAATAACTACCATGATTAATATTATCTCTAGTGTTATAAGCCCATTCTGAACTTGTTTGATCTATATCATCAAATTTTGGCGTTTTAGTTATATATGTTATTCTATCTGGGTCTTCTGCCCATCTCCATATAGTACCAGGTGTACATATTGAGTTTATAAATAATTGATCAGATACGTATTGATTATAACTTGAAAAATCAGAAAAATCTAATTTTAATTCTGATAAATTTTCTGGAACATCTATTGGGTTTCCATCGTCTCCTATACCAGAATATGATAAATGTATAATATTGTCAGTTGCATCTATACCGATAGAAGGTACAATTTTACCATTTTGAGAACCAGGAGCATTTCTTAATTCGCTTATAATGCTTTTACCGGTTGTTGCGGGATCGTTTGGAGCAGTTCCAATAGGAGTTCCATCTGTATAAAGTTGAGGTCTATAAACTTTAACAGTATTAGTACCCTGTGCTTGGAGTAAATAATTATCATACGCACTAGCAAAAGTATTTGTACCTAAAACTTGTAATCCACCTCTATCTTCATATAAATCAAGATATTGATGGTGTATATTACCACCACCACCACCCGGTGTAGCGTTGCTTATTTGGAAATGTGCGTGAACAGGTGAACCTCCATCGGGATGATGTCTATCGTCTACACCAAATTGATCATCAATATCAAAAAAGTATTTAGTGTATTTAAAAGGTCTAAAACCTTCTACTTTATCTATAAACCAACCATTAGATTCTGCATTAACATCTGTAGATGCGGCTTCTGATCTACTAGCCTTATCCCAATACGATTCACCAATGCCTTCATGTCCAGCACTAAACCAAGAAGTATCGTTTTCTTCAGATATTGAAATTTGGTGACACTTAGAAAACGCGCCTACAAGAGGTAACACAATTGTGGGCGCTGTGCCATACCACTCTTCATATACTCCTTGAGTTCTAGCTCCACTTGAATCTTCAGATTGTGGATTTATATATTGTGATTGTAATGCCTGCGTAACAATTAAATTTTTTGATTGACTAGATTCTTGTATAATATTTTCTATAAGATTTACATCTTTTTTAATTTTAACAAAAAATCTACCATCAAACTCTGGTTTGTTTTCAACAATATTTTCAACTAACTCTATAGAACCACCACCAGAATAACTAGCATAAGTACCTGTAATTGATAAAACTTTTATATCATGTTTAAAAAGTTTTTGTACTACTATATTATAAAAACCAGAACCTATATTAATAAGTGAAACAGATTTTATTTTATACCAAGCGCTTATATCTACCGAACCTATTATTTCAGGACCTTTAAATCTAATTTCAAACTTTGATATATCTACACGGTCAGCTCCTTCCGCTACACCCAAAATAGCACCCCAACCAGCTGCATCAGCCGCTACTCTATCTATATAAACATTATTTGTCCCTACTTGGGGAAAACCAACACCACTAGCAGTTGCAATAAGATCACCACCACCATCGTTAAATGTAGGTTTATTTGTTTTAGTTGTTTTTACAAATATAGGAGCTTCATTAGAAATTGATATTATTTTATATCTAGCTTTATTTTTTATAAACCCTTGATAATTATCTTGTGCTGGATCTTCATATATAGCTCTATCGCTATCATGTGCTTTTTTAAGTATTAAAAATGTTTCTAAATCAACCTTATTTCTTTCAGAAGAAGCAAATGATAACCATATATTACCATCCTCAGCATTATACCAACGATCCATTGCTAAATTATAATATTCACCAGAAGTTTCTTTTATAAAGAATTTATAATATTTTGCCCATTCTGGAGCTATGTTGAATATTTGTCCTGTTAAATTAGTTGCTTTGTTAGCATTATCTTTTTCTATATATATTGAATTTTCTCCTTTTTTAGTGTCAGAGAATACGGGTGTCTCTCTACCAAACTCATCTATATAAACAACTCCTAATTGATAAGTTCTTAAAGTTTTAACTGATTTTGCGGGATTGAGAAGAGAATTTATTTGACCAAATAAAAACGCATTTTTTTGTTCCGGCAATATTGCGTCTGCATTTATTTGTTTAGAATTAAAACCTATATTTATATCAATATCTATATCTTTACTAGCTTCTAATTCTCCGTAGTTATGTTGTGAAAAATTAAGTAGAGCTGACGATACGGTACTTTGTGTATTGTATAAATTAAAATTTTGTAAATAGTTTGCATATACTATTCTATTACCAGTAACTTCTTGTGCTAAAGCTGCTCTAGGTACATTGTCCCAAGGTCTTAATAATTGATTTGCTGGTAAGACTGCATGAATCATCTCATTCGTAATTCTAGTCCAACCTCTTGTTCTTTGATTAGAAGCGATATTGTTTACACCAGCGTCACTACCAACACCAGCGCTAGGTCCTATCGCATTCCACTCACTATATTTTTGTATTGCATCTGATGGGCTTGGTACTTGTGGCGGCGCCCAACCAGGCTTCCAATCGTTGGTAAATCTTTTTACAGTTTTGACAGTATATACATTAGGTGAATTAGATTCTTTATAAAGTATATCTATAGAAATAACATCGTCTGGTATTTGTCTACCATGAACAAAATCTTTTATAGCTAAAAATCTTAAGTTATTAACCATACCTAGATTATAACCTTCTTTATGTCTATAATCAAAATCTGTAGGTAAAAAAGCTATTTGAGTAAAAGGTGAGAACGCAGAATATTCTCCATCTTCATATTTGTATCTAGTTGCGAATCTTGGAAATTTAAATTTAAATAAAGTTTCTCCATCTTCTAAAACAATATACCAATCACCGTTTTCAGCATCTAAAGTTTTATCTCCTGATAACACTTGTATTTCACACGCACCGTTCCAACCTACAGTATGATCAATACCCGTAACTATCTGCGCTCTAATATAATTATCGCCATCTGGTTCATCTACGCCTGGATATATTCTTATATAATCACCGTTATGAAAATCTGGATAAGTAGTTGTACCAGTGAAAGGTTGAAAGTCTACAGTAACAGTTGAACTAGTTATTAGACCATCTTGATCAACAAAAGGATTTGTATTTATAGTACTCGCTTTGAAGTGCCCATATATATTTAGAAAAAATTCTGGTAAAAAAGAGCCTGAAGCAAGGCTTTCTTCTGTTTCTGATCTTAATGTGTTTCTCATCTCCAGAACTGGAGCGGCAGGAGGTCTTTTTCTTATAACAGTTATATGTTCTTGTTTTATAGGACCAATAGGAATAAATTCATTATTTGGATTTATATCAGCAGCATCTCTAACATAAAACTGCGTTTGCGTACCAAAATCTACAGAACCCATTTTACATCTTTCTATATGTATTCTTTTTGGTTCTGTATAATTATCTGTCCAGAACAATAAATCTTCTATAATATTTATACCCGTAATAAGTAATGATTTATCAAAGTTTAAAACTCTACCACTATCGTTACCAGGTAGAGTACCAGATATAAAATTATCTACAACTACAGGTATTGTTGTTTTTGTTTTATAATCATATTCTGCTATTATATCTTTACTTGTACCAGATATTAGCCAATATATTTTATCATTTTTTTCATCTACAATACTTCCGACGCAATAATAATTTTGAAAACCCCTAGGATCTTGAAGTTCTAAAGAAAGGTTTACATTACCTTTAAGAGTTTGAACAGTACCCATGTCAGAACCTTCAGAAGTAGTAACTTCTATATTTAAAGCATCTCTATATTCACCATTAGGTACTAATCTTTCATCAAGGTCTTTATTCATTCGACCTGATGAAAATCTATGATTAAGATCCGGCATATTGTATTAGTGTTTAATTTGTTTCGATTTACCTCTTAATATTTGAGAAATTTCTTCTAGTTTAATATTAGATAATCTTAATTTTGCTTTTCTTGTTTCAGCAAATCTTTCTTTTTTTAATCTTTTTATAACGTATTCTGGTATATCTATTCTAGCTGACGCGCATCCATACGCCATCCATTTATAAATAGCCTCTTCTGCCATTTTAGGAACTAGCATGCCTACATGAGATCTAGTATCAATACCATCGCTGATATACTTTAATATCACAGTTTTTCCTGATAAATTAGAGCTAAAATGAATTTTTCCATTAGTATAATCTATATAAAACGATCCATTAACTTGAGCATGTGAAGGTTCTATTCCATATCTTTGTCCTAGATTAGGCCAGTAAGTATCATCTTCAAAACTATCATTTGTGTTTTCATTAGATGTAAGTGATTTATATTTACTCCAAGTATTTGAATTTGTATTTTCACTGTAGAAAACTACATCTTGAGAAGTTTGCCCGCTTACAGCGTTGTTTCCAGTAAATATAACTACTTGAGTACCTTCAACACTTACGACTGTAGAGTTTTCAGGTAAATATTCGTTTGTAACTTTCATGCCTGGCGTAACACCAGCTAAATCATCTGACGATTGAGCGGTTAATAAAGTTTGGCTAGCAGAAGCGTTTGTAGTCCATGACGTATTTTCTACAAGCACAGGAGTTTCTTCTTGCTCAACTAAGTCATGACCATTATTATAAAAAGTAAATAAAGCTTGAGAATTTGTTGATGCACCAGTACCCCAAGAACATAGACATTCGCCAATATTAGATAATGGGCCGGCCCCTAAAGTTATAGTTGTGCTTGAAGTACCATAATCCACCGATTTAACAATACAATCAGCTATATTTTCTTCTAAATCAATACTACCACTTATTGTTCCTGGACTGCTTACAGACATACCTTTTCTTATATCTGTTCGTTGTTCATCTAAAGTTATAATGTTATTACCTTGTGTTACGGTAGCTGTAGCTGATATTTGATATTTACCATCACTATCTTGTTTTATAGCTGTTGGATTTGATGTTTTAGAACCTGGATATATAACGTGCTCAACCCCATCACCACCACTCCAGCTTAACTTAACATAGTTAACATAATCATGAGGTAATACCATAGATAACGATGGTGGTATTTCTATTTCCTGTGACTTGTGAGATCTTAATGTATCATAAGATAATTCTTGCAAAGCTCGATGTCCATGGAAACTAGCATCACCTCTTATTGTTTTTGATAATAATTTACCTTCTCCAACATACGTAGCCATAAAATTATCAATAATATCTTCCATGCCTATATATTGGTATGATCCAAAACCTCCAGGATAAAATTGATCGTCAACTAAACCTTGCGATTTTAGATTAGACAGATCATTGTAATATTGTTGCTGTGCTAATTGATTATCGTTATTATAACTCATTTATTTATGATTTTTGTTGTTGAATTTCTTTTGCTTCTTGCTGAGCGCTCCACGCTACTAATTCAGCCTTATTTATAGTAACACCGGCTAATTCTAATATTCTTACAACTATATTATTTTCTTCTGATTGATGTAATTCAAAGTTAGTAGAAGAACTAGCGTTGTATAAAGCTTTTTCAGCTACAACATTATATCCCCACTCTACTTTATTTGGTCTTCTAATAACTTCAGCTTGAATTGCTACGGGATCAACTACTCCTAAATGATTAAAAACAGTAAATCCATTTCCATTTTCAACATATATAGGATTTTTTTCTAATCCAGCTCTATGAAACCTTGATGACAGATAAAATCTAGTTTCCATTTCGTCAACTTTTCTAGCTTCATAAAAATCTTCAGGACCATTTGAACCACTAACAAATATTTTCCCAACTTGATAATGATCTCCTACAGGATTACCATATTGAGTAAAAGGCCTTAGCTTCATTCTTATCATTTCTGTTATATCAGACAAACTACTAGTATCTTTATTTTGATCTCTTTTATATTGATTTAGATCGTAAAAATACTGTTCGAATATAGCCATTTGAGCTTGGTTAGCTATAAGATTAAATTCCAAAGGAGTTACATAACCTCTTTGTTCTTTGTTAGCTAATGCTAGTACTCTTTGATATACTGTATCTATAAATATCATGTTAATTATTTTTTATAAGGAAACGTCTTGTTTAATGCTTCTTGTCTTTTTTTACATCCACAATCTTTTTTACCTATAGCTCTCGCCCCCATTTGAGCTAAACTATGAATACCAGTTGCTTTTGTAAATTTAGCTATTGAATCTCCAAGACCTCTAGATTGTCGACCATAATTTCTTAAATTTTGTTTCATATTAAATTTTATAAAGGGTTACCCCGAAGGGTAACCACTATTGTTTATTATTGATTTAATCTCTTTTCAATATTTTGATAAATCTCCATACCTTCATCAGTTTTAAACCAAGAAGCTAAAGCTGAATAAGGATGTTCGTCAAAAGGAACATTCATTAGTTTTCTATCATTAGAACCCCATGAAAAAGTTCTTTGATCAGAAGATAGTTTTAATATACCCATTTCTGTTGCTTTAATACCAAAATTTCTAAGTTGTATATTTTCATCAGTTACTAACTCTAAGAACAATCTTGGTTTTCTCTTAGCAAATATAAGTAGATCACGTTTAAGTTCTTTAGAACTCATGTCTGATACTTTAGAACCAATCTCCACGCGCATAACCGCTTCAGCCATATCAATATCTAGATTTCTAGCAGCAGTTAAGGCATCAATTTCTAATTCTATGAAATCAACTTCGTGGGCAGCTTGAACAGCAGGTTTTTCTTCATAAAAAACTACATCTCTTAAAGGATGATATAAAGATAAAAGTTTTTGTAATATGGTTTTTTCTCTTTCAACAATCAACATACCATTTCTAAAAATAATATGAGATAATCTTTGGTCACCTTGCATTTCATCTACAAATGAAGTTTTTTGATTTTCACAATACTTTAATTCTCTTTCGTATCCTTTTTCCTCATCAAACCAATAAATACCTGCAGACTTAATCATTCTAGATAAAGGTCTTTTGTTACCTTTTAACCTGTATATTCTATCTTTTATTTCCCAACCATCTTCAGTTTTTTTGTGAGTTGGAATTACTCTTTTTGGTTTTGGTTTTTCCATAACCGGAGCGGTTTTAACCGCTACTTCTTCTTGAACTTGAGGTTCTTCTACCTCAACTTTTTTTGTTTCTTGTTTTTTTGCCATAATATAATATATAATAAAATTAATAAAAATAAAAGGCCGAGGCCGAAGCCCCGGTCTTTTAAAATAATTGTGCTTAGTTCAATAACATAAAGTTATTAGCACCTTGAGTAATTAAACATCTTTCTGATAACATATGTAGTTGCATCGCATCTAAAGCAGATGTAGCAGCACCAACAGAACCAGTAACCCATGATTTCATTCGTCTATCATCAGTTTGAGAAGCTCTGTATCTAACGTGTAAGAAAGGACGCTTCATGTTTCTACCTAATTGTTGGTCATAAACAGAAGAAGTACCAGCTGGTATAAACACACCTCTAATAGCACCAGCAGTGTTAGCAGCGTTAATACCACCTCTAGTAGCTTGATCGTTTAAGTATCTAAAATCAGATTTATAGAAATCGTAAGATCCACGTCTGAAACCAGAGAAACCTAAATTTAAAGCCATGTCTTCAGAGTTGTCGAATACTCCGTAAGAAGTACCACCAGATCCATAAGAGTTCATTGAAGCTAACATATCATCAACAGCTAATGAAGTAGTTCTGTTTAAGAACATCATGTTTTCTTCAATAGCACCTTGCGAATCAAATTCAGCTAAAATAGCATCAAATTCAGCTAAATCAGTACCAGAAGTAACTCCAGTAATACCACTAGATGAATTACCTCTAGTCTCAATAGCATCAAATAAACCTTGAGTACCAGTAGCTGTTCCAGAAGCTAAATCTAAAGCATCGTCAGTTAAATCTGCATTAGATACAACCGGATGACCAGTAGCACCAGCATTAGCACCACCACCCATTTTAGCTTCTAACATAGACATTTCTAAGTAGTCAGTAAAACGAGCTCTTGTGTCAGATTCAGCTTTTAAATACCAAAGATATCCTGATTGACCATCTTCAGCAGCGATTTCAACCCAACCAATTCTAGATGCATCAGATCCTGATACTTCGTAGTAATCTTTTAAGATAATTGGTTTGTTCATGAAAGATTTGAAAGTTGGTTCGTTACCACCTCTAGAATCAGTAGCTGTACCGTTGTTACCAACATCAGCAGCAGTGTTATAACTTCTACCTTTCATAAATTCAGAACCATAAACTAATACAGTTACTGATTGCGCTGAAGTTTCAGTAATACCAGCTGTGTTTAAAGAAACAACTCCATAAGGAGCAACCTCAATTTCACCAGCTACAACATCAACTTCTGTTACTAAAGCCTTACATACACCACCAGCACTTGCTACAATAACAGTATCATTAACTCTAATACCATCGTCACCAGCTGTAATAGCGTTGCCATCGATATCGTGAGTAATCTCAATAATACCACCCGATACTATAGTACCAGCAGCGGCAGATCCTGATTTTACATTCCCTTTATAAGAAAGATGTAATCTTCCTTGTTCAGACCATACAACTTGATCAGCTGTCATGCTCTCTTCAGCTCCTACTTGTGAAAGAAATCCTGAGATAGTTCTGTTTCCAAACACCTCAGCTTCTTTTTCCATAAGATCTGGTAAATATTGTTGCGCCCAACCTTGATTTGCGGTTGTCGCTAGGTCTAAATAGTTTGAAGCCAGTGTTGCTTGCGCAGCTGCCGGCGTACTATTTAAAACTCCTCCTGCACTTATTGCCATAATTTTAAATTTTTAAATTGTTATTTGTTTTTGTTTTTAATTTTAAACTTAAAATCAGAAGAATTATCACCAAGTACTTTTACTTTCATACCACCCGCTTCTACTTGACCATGACTTTGTCTTGGATTCATGTCAACGTTTTTGGCTTTAGCAACACTATCTTTCATAGCATCAGCTTTTCCTTGTTCGTAAAAGTGATTAGCAATAGCATCCGCGTTCATAGCTGTATATAAAGACTTGTGATATCCCTTAGCGTCATTCATAAAATTATTCTTATTTAAGAATTTTTTAGTAAAATTATTTATATCAACTTGGTTATCTTTAATCTCATCAGCATTCTTAACGTTAAATCTAAATTTTTTATCTCCGATATTATATTCAAAACCTTTGAATTTATCGTTAAAAACCTGTTCGGTTTTATTTAAAAAATCAGAATTAATTGCTTTTGTTTCTTCAGATTCTTTGTTAAATCTATTAAAGAAATCTACAGCTTTTTGTTGTTCTTGAGTTAACTTACTCCCAGCCTTGATATCTTCATAGTATTTGGACTTTTCCCCGTCCAGATGGGCTCTTGCGCTGGCAACTTGCTCTTTTAGCGCTAGTTTTTTTCTTCTTATCTCTTTATCATCATCTGCATCTTCGTCATAAGAGAAAGAATCTTCCATAAGGAAGTTAATTTCTTCAGCATTTAAATGCGGTTTTGTTTTTTTATAATATTCGTGTAATAAATCTTGATTATCTAGCTTGCTATAATCTGTATTCAATGACACGTAATCATGTAGGTCACCGCCTGTTTCTTCCATAAAGTCCATTAACTTTTGAATGTTCTCTGGTAATGGCTTGCCGGTTTCTAAGTTTTCTTTAATAGCCTCACTAGCTTCTTCAGCTATTTCTTCAACCTCAACAATCTCTTCTTTAGTAATTTCTTCTAATATTGGAGTTTCTTGTGTTTCTGTTTCCGGTTGTACTTCTTCTTGTTTTTCTGCGGTAACGGCATCTTCATCGATTCTAACCACTCCCTCGTTGTTAGCGTTATCTTCTTTAGTTTCATTTTCTTCTGGTTTAAGCGGTTTGTTTAAATCAACCTTAATTACAGTTTGTTCTTCTGCAATAGGTTTCATTGTCATTTTTTCTTTAATTTTAGTAACGTTACCTTTTGTTTCATTACCTGTTGGTTGTTTTTCTTTTTGTTTTTTTACTTTAATTTTACCAGTTTCGTTATCCACGACTGGCTTTTCTTCTTTTGCCATAATATAATATAATAATAGTTAATAAATTTACCTAGGATTAAACGATCCTAAATCAAAACCCCCGCTAAGTATATCATTACCTGCTGATTCAAAGTTTTTAGGTGGTTTTTGATTAGCTCTTTGATCGATTAATTCACTTTGTTGTGTTGCTTGTATCTTTGTTCTTTTATCTTTTCTGTCTTCTTTTTCAGCTTCTTTACCTTTTACAGCTTGAACTTCTAATTGCTTCAACTGCATGTTTAATTGGAATTCAAAAGCCATAAGCTCTTTTTTGACTTTAGCTTCTTCCATTAGTTTTCTAACGTCTAATTGAGTTTTTATTTCTTCTAATTCAGCTTGATTTTGAGTTAATGCTTGGTTTTTAGCTATTTCAGTTTGAGCTGCTACTTGTTGAGCTTGAGATTGAGCCTGTGCTTGAGCCTGCATATTTTGTTGTTGCATTAATTGATCTTTTTCTAACTTCTGTTTTCTACGTATTTTAAGAAGTTGATTAGCGAGTTTAACGTTTTTAATCTCTCTAAGATCAATAGCATCCTCAAGTTCTATATTTTGCTGTTGTATAGCTTGTTGGATGTTATTTTCTAATAATTGTTTTTCTTCTTCGTCTGGAGCTAATTCAATAAAAATACCAAAATCATACAAATGTAGATTAGACATTTCTTCTAACGTGGCTACATTATGAACGCCTATTTGTTGTATAAAAGCATCTTTTGTTGGTGAGTATTCGATAATGTCAGATATTCTAAGAGATAAACACTCTGCAGTTTCAGCTGTTAAATATAATCCTGAATTCAATATATGTCTTGTTGCAACGTTTGAATTTGCAGCTGCTAGTTTCTGTATACCAACTAATGATTTAGCGTCAGGAGAACTAGCGTCTCTAGCTTCATTTAACCCGGTCACGTCTCTTATCATCTGTAAATAATAATTATACGTTTGAATCAAACTTTGCATTTTCTGCCCTCCACTACCACTTGATATTTCTTGGATAGGTATTTTACCAGGATTTTGATCTCCATCACCAGTAAAACTTCTACCAATTACAGATCCTGTCTGAAAGAACATGTTTAAAGCTTCTTGTGGATTATAATTTGTTCCATTACCTAGATCTATTTCAGCTAAACCATCTGCATCTAAATAAACACCATCTGGTACTAATCTAGACATTACTTGTTGTAATTTAAGATGTGTTAATTGTATCATGTCTGCAAAACCAGTAATTCTTCTTACTAAAGAATCAATTTTACCCTTATACATTCTAGGAGCTACAATAGTGTAGTTCATCTTAACTTTAGTAAAATCACTTTTAGGACGTAGCATATTTCTAGCCATCTCCCATTTAAGTAATTTATTAGTACCAAGAACCATAGCGCCATCATAAATGCATTCTATAGATCTTAGCATTTTACTATATCCACCCTCCATGTCTTCTGGTGGATTAAATGAATCATCTTTAGGTATAATTTTATCGGCACCAGTAGCGGTTTCTTTAACTTTATAAACTTCATTCATATAAGTTTTGTAGTTAAAATATAAAACTTGAATTTTATTGTTATCTTCTTCGTTGTTATTTGTTCTATAAACTGGTCTATTACTTGTTATTTCCTCTAAATCACTTTGACTTAAATGAGGAAATTGTTTTACTAATTCGTTTACTGGTATATACTTAACTTCTCCAACATAATATAGATCGTCAAAATAAGGAGAATCTGTGTGAGAATAAACTAAATTAGCTGGATCAACGTAATCAATAACAACTCCTTCTGAAGTATTAAAAGAAGTTTTAACAGCACCTATACCTAAAACAGTTAGATCATAATAAAATTGTTTTTTTATAAGCTCATAATTATTACCTTCAAATAAAACATTTAAAGCTTGTTCTTCAGCTATTTCTACAGCTTGCTTATAACTAAGTTGCATGTGTAAACCTAGTTCTTCTTCTGAATCCGGTAGTTTATCTACAGCGTTTTCATATAAATCAATTCCAAAATTTTCTAAAACATACTCGTTTAATTCCTTGCTACGCATATCACCCAATATAGATTCCATATGTTGTGTTCTCTTGCTGACGCCATAAGGATCTTGAGAGTACGCTTTTAAATCATAGGTTCTTTCGGCTATACCGTTAACTACTATATCTACAAATTTAGAAATAATAGGGACAGGCGTCCAATCTAAATTTAAATAGGACAAATCACCGTTTATAGATAACTCATCCTTATATTTTTGTACAGATTGCTCGCCTCTAGCGTACAATCTTAAATTGTGAAAATTGTTTAAATTATTTCTATATCTACTGTTATCTCTATCGTTATTAAACCATTCAGTTTCTATAGCTTTAGCAATCTTCAAACCATAATCATAGCTTAATTTTTCAACATCACTTACAACTTGACTCGGGAAATAACTTTTCATGCCAGACTCTGCCATATTTATTTTTTAATTAATTTAGACATATCACCTCTATTTGAATATTTAGCGATATTTATATTTAGTTTAGGTTTTTCAACCTTAGCGTTTGGAGCGTATAGATGTCTATTGTTAGCCATTATAGCTAAACCAGAACTTATCGACGCATCAAACTTTGTTCTCTTGTTTATATCGAATCTACTCCAATCGTTTAATAAAGTATTAAAATATAGATTACCAAAAGTTCCATCTTGTTTCATACCCACATGATCTTGAATATACATTTCTATAGCAGCGGCGTGAGCTTGTTTTATGTCTTCTGAAGAGTTTGGTATACCACCAACTTCTTTTTCTGCTACAGATAGTTTGTTCCAGATTTTATCCGGTCGATTCATACTAAATCCTCTGTATCCTCTACGTCTTAAA